AGATTTGCGTTTATGAGATTTGCGTTTATCAGATTTGCGTTTATGAGATTTGCGTTTATCAGATTTGCGTTTATGAGATTTGTCTTTATGAGATTTGTCTTTATGAGATTTGTCTTTATGAGATTTGTGTCTTCCACTACCATTTTGTATAGGTGAGTTAAACTTTTTTGTTATCATTTGTTTTAATGCTATTTTTGCGATTGGCTCGGCTACTTTTTGTCCAGTATGATATATCGAACGTAGTCCGTTTGCACCATTTTCTCCAATCAACTTTGAAACTCGAGGATGGACATGTTCATTATATATGCTTTGATGCATATCTGTTAAGTGATCAACAATATCATCTGATGAATCTAACATTGTGTCTTTTAGATTTTGCAATTCTTTGGGAGAATTTTCCATTATATTATAATAAAATATAATAAAATATAATAAAATATAATAACATTTTAAGGGTCTTAAGGATTTATATAATTATGTGAACTACTACTATGTCTTTCTAAAGCTTGAGGGTGTCCTTCTTTGCCAGATATCATATTACCATAAACAAATTCTTTATATGCATTAAAATCACTAGGAATTTGTGTATTTGGCATAGAATTCCATGGTAGCATAGAACGATTAAACATCATTTCATCGCCAACATTATCAAAAAGTTTTTTATTAATATTTTTATCATTAAAGGGTTTTTCTATAAATTCTTTAACAGATTTATTTATAGTTTTTTCAACATCTGAATTAAATGCTGGAGCAGCTTCTTTTCTTTTTGGATCATATAAAATTTCAGGAACTAAAACATTCATTAAAGGATTTTTAGAATTAGGTTTTGCAAAATTATTATTATTTTCTTGATATTGTTTTGATAAATTATTAGAAAATGCTTCACGAATAGTATTTTTTGCAGTTTTCTTAGAATTAACATTCGTTTGTATTAAATATAATACAATTATACTTATTAAAGTAATTGCACCAATATAAACGATTTTAAATGATAATGTTAATAAATATCCTAAAACAGTTAATAATATCACTAATCGTGTAATAGCATTTATTTTTTCTTCGGTGGTCATTTTATCAGTTGGCCATAATTCACTAATATTATCTTGTTTTAATAAAATAGTTGGATCATTTAACCAAATAATATTTAACATTTATATATATTCTCAATTATTTTATTTATATATAAGAATTCAATAATAAATATATTTCAATTATTTTTTCTTACCTTTTGGTTTTTTTTTCTTTTTTTTATTACATTGTTTTGTACTTCTTTCTACATCATCTCCTGTAGAAAAAATATATTCTTTCATTTTATCAAGATTCATATCTTTTAATAAATCATCAATATTTGATGTATTTTTTTCGTTAGAATTATCTTCAGTAGGATTTTCTTTAGTTGAATTCATTTGTTTTGTATTATTATTATTATCTAGTTTAGTTCGCATTCTTTCTCTCATTTTAGATGCACGTATATTTTGTTCCATTTTTTTACTAAATGCACCCATATCTACTTTTCCACCATTTCCCATACCAGGTAATCCCATTTTTGACAACATACTTTCAATATTATTCATACCAGGCATATTTTTCATTGTATTAACTAATTCCGATGCTTCCTCAAGTAATTCAGATTCTTTGATATTACCAGACTGTAATTTATTATCTAGTTTTGATCCAACATTTTTAACTAAATTCATTAATTTACCAGGATTTTTAAATAATTGTTTAAATACATCATCAACAGATTCTACATTTTCTATATTTATATCTAAATCCTTAGCTGTTTCTTCTGCAATTTCTTTTGCTAGACGACCTAATTTACCATCCATCATTTTATTTATATGTGAATGTAATTCTTCAGCATTAGGAATATTAGTATGATGTCTCTTATCATTATTTCCAGTATTACAATTGGAATTATCATTATCATTATCATTATCATTATCATTATCATTATCATTATCATCATTTTTATTATCATCATTTTCATGTGGGTCATATTGATTATTAAATATATTTTCCATCTGACTGATAGTTTCTTCTATTTTATTTTTAAAATCATCTTGATTAATTGCTTCAAATAATTTTGCAGTATCACCAAATGATTCATTTGATTCCAAATCATTAATAACACAAAATAATATTAATTGTAAATACTTCCAAATAATAGCTTTTGTGTTATCTGTTATATCTTCTTTCCATAATTCTACAAAATTTACATTTGGTAAAAACTCTAATTTGTCTTCTTCAATAAATATTTCTTCTTTTTGATAAAGTATATTAAAAAAATGTTTTGGATATATTTCTTTACAATATTCATATATATTAGAAAATTCTATACAATCACCATGCGCATTAATAAATTTAATAGATAAATTATCTTTGATTTCATGTTTATCTTTATTATCTTCATTATCTTCATTATCTTTATTATCTTCATTATCTTCAATATATACAAAATTATTTTCTTTATCTTCTACGCAACTATTATTTTTTATAAATTCATATAAATATGCATTGTTATCTGGTGTTATTTTATCAGGAAAAGTTCGAATTAAATCATTAATAAAATCGAGACATATTTTATTCAGTTTTTCTGACATAATATATTTAATATTAAATATATTATATTTAAATAACTATTATATAATTATAAATAATACATATTACATAATTTACATAAATTTTGCATATATTGTATTGATTTATCTAGATCTTCTTTTCTCATTTCTTTGATCGGTTTTCGTAATGTAGCTATTTTTTCAAGAATACTAGAAGTATTTTCAGTATATTTTAAATCGTCGGTATAATCTTTTTCTATAAAAAAATTTATATTACCATTTGCAATTTCTGTATTATATTTATCATAAATATAGTCTTTCCATATACGAATTATTAATTTTGGATTAACTTTTCTTACAGTACTAAGTGATGTTTTAGCTAATTGAATATCAATATTATCTGGAAATATTTTTATAATATCTTGAAAAAATTCTACAATATGATTATTATATGCATTTAATATATCAGATTTATTCATATAATTTATAAAATAAAACTTCTTTATATTTATTTTTAATTAAAATTTAATATAAATATATTTATTTTATAAATTACATAGAATTATCTCTTTCTTGTTGTAGCTTTTCCATTGATACATTACTAACTTTATTTGGTGTATAATTATCTGGAGGAGTTTCTATTTTATCAAGATATTCTAAAGTACAATTATTTCTTAATTGTCTTAATCCACCATCGCCTTTTGCAGACATTGATTCTATAGTTTGATCCAAAAAACTATAATTATCAGATATTACACCTGAACTATGTATATCTCCAAAATTAAATGAATCTGGTTCATAATTATTAATTTTTTCAAGAACATTTGTTTGTTTTGGTTGTAAATATTCCATAATATTTGTTGGGCCATAAATAACTTGATTACCACGATTTAATAATAATAATGCAGGAACTTTATTAATCGTAGGTGGCAGTATAATTTCTTTTTGATTCGATAAAATAATATATGTAGTTCCATCTTGCTTTTTTATTCGATTATCAATACATATAAAATGTATATCATTTTTAATCTGAGATTGCGATAATTTAGGTAATATATTAGAACAATTTGTACAAATATTGCTATAATAGAATATATAACTCATTTATAATAATAATTATAATGATTAATTATTTTAAACTAATTTTTTTATAATTTAATTATAAAATTGATTTAATAATTAAATAATTTATTATCTATAAATATCATAATGGAACCTCAAGTATTAGATATCTCAGAAGAAAATAATATATTCAACTTTACTATAAATAATATTAATGTTAGTTTTGCGAATGCAATAAGAAGAGTAATATTATCTGATATTCCAACTATTATATTTAAAACATTTCCCTATGAAAAAAATGATGCAGAATTTACAATTAATACAAGTCGCTTAAATAATGAGATTTTAAAACAACGTTTATCATGTATACCAATTCATATATCAGATATAGATATGCCAATTCAAGATTTAAAATTAGAAGTTGATATACAAAATAAGTCTGATACAATAATGTATGTAACAACTGAAGATTTTAAAATTAGAAATTTAAAAACAGATAAATTTCTTGATAAAGCAACTACCACAAGAATTTTTCCACCAAATAATATTACAAAAATGTACATCGATTTTTGTAGATTAAGACCACAAATTTCGGATACTCTTCCAGGAGAACATTTGAAATTTTCATGTTTATTTAGTATTAGTACAGCAAAAGATAATGGTTCATTTAATGTAGCATCTACATGTACATATCGTTCCACTCCAGATATATATGCAATTGAAGATGAAAAATCTAAAAAAATGAAAGAATTAGAATTAAAATATTCAGAATCGACTGATGTAGAACATCATTTATTAGATTGGGTAAATTTAGATGCAAAACGCATATTTATACCGGATTCATTTGATTTTAAAATACAAACAGTTGGAGTATTTACTAATATGTATATTGTAAATACAGCAATTAGTAATATTATAAATCGATTAGCAACTATACAAGAATTATATTCGAATGAAAATAAATTAATTATAAATAGTGATTCTACATTGCCGAATTGTTTTGATATAATATTAGAAAATGAAGATTATACAATCGGTAAAGTATTAGAATATATATTATATAAAACATATTATCTAGATCAAAAAACTCTTAGTTTTTGTGCCTTTCAAAAACCCCATCCACATATTAATATTAGTATAATAAGATTAGGATTTAATGCTCCTTCTGAAAAATCTACTATTGTGGAATATATATATAATTCTACTAATATCGCAATTAGTATTTATAAAAAATTATTAGAATCATTTAACATATAATTATTATATTTGTATTTTTATTATTATAAATAATAAAAATAAAATTATAATTCAACAAAATGGTTTAAATTCTACAGTTATAATTAAATTAAGTTTCCATTGAGGTATAACTGGAATTTTCTATTTCTGGTTCAATTATTGTTTTTGCAAATTTACGCATATGATAATTTAATGAATACATCAATTTAGACGGGTCTAAAGTATTAATATATTGTATAACTATATTTTTATTTATATAACCACCGGTTTCTCTAACTGATAAATAATATTTATGCAACTCGTACATATGAATACGAAATTGTTTAGGAAATTGTATTAATGGTTGCGATTTTTTTATATAGCATCTAATATAATTTTCATACAATGTATTTGTAAATCCATGAATTTGATTTTTAAATACTAAAAATGATTTTCTATTTTCGGGAAAATATTGTAAATTATATTTAACTAATCCAGCTCTTCTTAATGATAAATATTGAAATTGTAATTTAGTATTATTACCTCGTAAATATTTAATATTTTCATAATTCGGATTATGTATTTTAGTTCTATCACCATTTTTATTATAAATCATTACTCCTAATATATTCGCTCCTGTATTCATCGAACCGTATAAATTATATAAATCAGTATATGATAACATATCATATCTTTGTGGAAAAGATATATTTTTTGGTAATGTGCATTGTTCTCTTGGTACAATATTTACTTTATAATCATCTATTTTATAACACGCAATTAAATATAATCTTTTTTCATAAATTTGTAAAATAAATTTATTTTTAGGATGTTGCATTACAAAAGAATAACAATAATCTTTAGAAAATAATTCAAAATCTATTTTTAATTCATCACATATATCATAAAATAATTTAGAAAATATATCTTGATCTTTAAAATATGTTATATTGCCACCAACACTACTTTTAGTAGCAATTTCCCATTTATTAATATTTTTATCATAAAATAAATTTATCATTGTACCTTCAATATATTCCTCCGCAATACAATCTTTTTCTAAATATAAATTCATAAATGGAATAATATTTAATGATTTGGGAGGCGAAAATACATTTATTTTATTATCAGAAATAATTATTGATCTAAATATTTTTAACATATCTACCAGATCATGTGATATATAATTTTTATCGTATTTAATAATATTATATTTTTTATCATTTTTTATCCAAACTTTTTCAATTAATTTATACTTTTTAATAAATTCTTCATCTTTTAATGATGATAGGTCATATTCATAAGACATAATATTTATATTTATAATAATAATATCTTTAATATGATTTCGTTAATCATAATAATTTCTACTATAAATATAAGGTAATGGAAGATTCACCCAAAAATAATATAAATATACAATTAGGCGATATATTAAATTTTAATGCCCCAGAAAATCTACTATATGATAATAAGCAACTTTATGTAAAATATATTGATATTAATAAGATAATATTAGTAAATATTGACAATAATGAGTTATCAACTTTACGACTAATTGATGGACAATTAGAAGACAATACTATTGATAGTATAGATTTATTGAGTAGGTCAGATGATTCTGGATATGCTAGACAAAATGACTTGCTTCCAGGTACATGGATTAATATTTATTTTAATTCAGTTGTACCATTTATTTTAACTGTAGAAATTACTAATTTAGAAGAAGATATGATTGAGATAAAAACTTATCCAAATAATGAAACTATTTATATTGATTTTGAATATAAAGGCATACCAGAATCCATTCCAATTGAAAAAATTGTTATTAGAGATTCTCCTAGTAAACAAAAAGAAATAAAAGAACTATCTGAATTACAATCTGAACCAGTTGCTCCTTTATATATGCAAGAATCAGAACAAGTAATAGACAATGCCACCGTAGAAATAACACCTGCTTATTTAAATGAAATAATATTAGATGCTGATCAACTTATTATGGGTGAGAAATTAGATGATCTTATACAATATGTTGATGTTGATGAAAGTGAAATGAGATATAGTATAAATAAACAAACTAATGATTTATTAGATGAATTATTAGCAGATATACCAAATTATAAGAGAACCCCAGATGTATTAAATAAAATTCATAAATTAATTGAACGATATCTTCAATTAAGAAGTATGTTTTCAAAATTTGATGCAAATGGTAATCCTAATAAACCTGATATAATCGATAAATCTTTTAAACCAATAATAGAAAATATATTAAATTTAAATGAAAAATTTGCTTGGTTAATGCCCGTATCACAAAATAAAAAAAAATTGTATGATATAGACAATGAAATTGAGATTATTGCTGAAATAAATGATATAGATAATATAAATTTGGTAAAATCATTAGAAAAAGAAGCAAATATTATTGATACATATAAAAATAGTAATGTTTTAGAAGAGAATAAATATCTTTATTTATTTAAATCACTAAATGAATTTTATACACCATTTACAGATTCTCAATATCCAGAACATGCTATAACTAATCAGGTTGTTAAAGATAATATATTAACTATGACAAATAATTTAGGTGATTTATATTCTACAGTTGCTGATAATACAAAAGGACAAATTAACAGAAAACAATATTATTTTGATACTTATATAAAGAATTTAACATATTTAAAAGATAATAAAATAACGAATATAGCACCGAATGATACAATTAATATTATATCATTTATAATACTTCCATTACAATTATTATTATATTCACAAATTAATTTACCAACAACAAATATATTAAATCAAATAGAATTAAATAATGTGGATTTAGATTATTGGAAAATATTTAATAATAATAAAAAATTACGATCCATAATAGTAGATAATTTATCACAAGATGGAAATTATACAAAAGAATTTATTAAAGGAATACAATCTAATATTATTACAGAATTTAAATTAAGTGAAGATTTATGGGATGATCAAGATAAATATCATACATATTTAGATAATATTATACCAACCAATGATGATATATTAAATTTATTTAATAATATTTTGAAAAATAATTATTCTATACATTCAATTATTAAATTTTTAGATATATTAAAAATACAACAAAATGATATAACATATGAATTATACTCTAAAATAAATGATATTGTTGAAGAAAATATAACAAGTTATAAAAAATCTTATTTGGCAAATCATAAACAGGTTAATAAGCAAATTAATAAGTTGAATTTACAAAGTAAATCTAGACCATATATACCAAATTTATTTCGTTTATTTGAATTAAGTGAATCATTAGAAATGAATAAATCATTAAAAACAATAGTATTCGATACATATGGATTCGATCCAAATATAGTATATTCTGATTCTGAAATATTAAATATTATTTTTAAAATAGATTCTGGGAAATTATTTACAAATTCTATAATAAAACTAGATTTAGATTTACAAACTTCTAAGTTAGTTGATAGTTTTGTAAAAAAATATGAACAACTTATTCTTGAAAAAAAACGTCTTAGCAATAATTGTAAAGTAATCGCAAAAAAATATACTAGTATACATTCATTATTAGCCGACTCACAAAAACCCATATATTTTGATTCAATTTATGATAATACCAATTATAAACTATTAAAAGATTATCAAGATAAATTGTCAGAATTAGAACCCGAAGAATTTAAAAAATATTTAGTTGAAAAACTAATTAATACAAATAATATGACTGAAAATGATGCAATAAGAGAAGCAAATGCTATTATACTTGGAAAACGCCTAGTAGTTGATGGTGATTATGCTATATTAGACCAAGATATAGATGTATCACCTATTTCCGAATCAAGTCAGTCATTAAGTTATGGATCTAATGAATCATCTAGTTCTAAATCAAGTGATTCTCCAAGTTCTGAAAGTAGCGAATCATCTGAATCTGCATCAACTTCAGAACAAACTACATCGGAACAAACTACACCCGAACAAACTAGATCAGAACTAATGGAAGAGTTATTTGGATCACCTGGAGGAACACCATCTTCCTCTACTGGTGGTGGTAAAGATGAATTAACAAATTATTATATTAGAGAGAATGATAAATGGATTTCATCTTCAAATGCAACTGAAGAATTTGGTAATATTAGTACATCAGATATGAATAATAAATTGTTATGTAATCTACAAGAAAAATGTATTACTAATAGTAATGATAATTGTGTAAGTTTAGAATCTGCAGAAAATAAAATAATAGAAAATACATTAGAACAAATACAAAAAGAATTTGATGCTACATATGGAAAAAAAGATCATGATATGAGAACTGAAATTGATAATTTATTATTAGAAAATGTATCAAGAATACAGTATTTAAAAAAATATGCAAAAACAGAACAGAATAGATATGATATTTTAAAAAGAAATTTAGCTAATAGTATAACAGACGAAGAATTTGAACAATCATTAATAACATCTCCATATGAAGAGGTTAAAGATTTGATTCTTGGACAAAAAGATGAATTAAAAAAACAACATGATATACAACGATTTATTCTACATTTTACAAGAAAACCTTATGAATTTGAAAATCAATACTGGTTATATTGTCAAAAAACAAATGTAAAATTATTACCCACATTTATTGGTCATTTAGCAAATGTTTATATTTCACAGGGCGATTATCAATTAGAATTAGATATTATATGTGCGCAACAAGGAACTATAAGTGATGATGGAGAAGCATGGATAGATAAACATAGTGGATATTTTATAAAAAAGATAGATTTAGATACTGAGGAAGGATATACTGAAGAAGGATTTAAATTAAAAACGCGTGAAGTAATGGAAATGGATGCTGGAGATAAAATTTTAGAAGATAAAAAAGGAAAAGAAAAAGAAAGTAAAGAAAAAAAACCTGAAAGCGCAGAATCAAAAATAATATCAAATATAATATCTGCAATGGCAAATAATATTGGTATTAATTTAGATGATGAAAAAAATTTCATTATTAAAAATGTAATATCTATCCACAAAACTAGTATAGATAGTAAAGAAACATATAATAAAAAAATTAAGGAGGCTGAAAAGAAAGGAAGAAAAAATATACCAACATATGAAGATTATCTTAATACATCATACATAATATTAACATTAGTATTTATATTAATTGCTATTCAAGTAAGTATTCCAAGTATAAAAACTCGTAAAACATTTCCTGGATGTATAAGAACATTTATTGGTTATCCATTGCATAATGATAACAAATCTGCTTTAACATATATTGCATGTATTGCAAACAAAATAAAAAGCTCATCTAAACCATGGAATTCAATCTTAAAAATTAATCAAGAGAAATTAATTACACAAATGGATGCAAAAATAAAAAAATACATATTAAATAATAAAAGTATATTAAAACGTTTTGAAGAAAAACGAAAATATTTGCAAACAGAAACTGAAGATGTAATATTATTAGAATATGATACTGTAAAATTACAAACTTTCTATCCTCCACTATTTAATTTTAAAATTGTTGGATTAACAAATGTTTCTGATATATTTAAAAATGATTTAAAAAAAAATATTAAAGCAGGTTCGTATAATCAACAAATACAGATTCTTAGTATTAAAACAAAACTAATATTATATGGATTGTCTATTCAAGAAAAAATACAGAAAATAATTAATAAGAAAATTCCATTAATAACGAATAATGCAATGGAACCATATTTAGAAAATGCTTGTTGTGATTCATTATCACCGAATGTACATAAATATTTTATTGATATAGATCGAACATTAGCGCAAGATAATACAATCAGTATTGAATTATATAATTTATTATATGACATAAATATTTTAGGCAAAGCAGCTATGTATTATGATCCTATAGATACAAAACAAAGATATCCCGAAATTACTTCGCATTTTTCTAAAGATACAATTTATAGAGCATTTATTATATTCTGTAGTGATAATTCATTAATATTAAATGAACAATTGCGTGCATCATGTAATTTAAGCACTCGAGACACATATAAATTAACTATTGATGAGCAAATTCAAAAATTAAAAGAGGATGGAATACATTATAGTGAAGAATTATTTCAAAAATTATTATCTATTATTAATTTGAAAAATATAGTTCATATAAACATAAATATAATTCCACAAAATCCAATACATGTATTAAATGATTTATTACAATCTACTGAATTAACTGAAACCGAAACTATTATACCTAAAGAATTTATAAACTATTTCAAAGATATATTAGATAGATATTCATTTGAAGCAACAGAAGATGATAGTTCAGTACGAGATTATAAAAATTATTTGTCAATGTATAATATAAGATTATTAGAAAAAATAGAAAAATTTATAAAAGAAAATTCTAGTTTATCAAAATTAAATTTTAAGCATTTAATAAATTGGTTCAAAAATATTACAGAATTTATCGAAAGCGGTGATAATATTTATATAAATAGTAAAGATGAAACTACATATAAGATGATGAATTTTATTAAAAATAGTATAAATGATTTAGTAGATATATTTCCTAATATAATTTTAAATAAAATAGATAAATCAAATGTATCTATTCCAAAACATTGGAAATTATCCAATAGACATAATATGGATATACAAACATTCATTCAAAAATACTATCATAAATTACATAAATTTTATGGTGATGATAGTTTTAATGACATCTTAACTAATATACAAAAGAAATGTAAAAATATTCAATTATTAGCAAAACATACTCCTTTTTTTACTTCATTTAAAACAAGCGAGAGAGAAATTAATTCTATTTTTGATAATCGTTTAATAAACCTATTATATAATTTCTATTTCTTATCTGTTATCGATTGTTATATTATCTTATTAACTAGTCAACCGGATTCTCTTGCTGATACTATTTCAGATGAATTAATTACAGAATCTCTAGTAGATCCTATTTCTGACGCAATTGCTGAAGATGATATCGAGAGAAGATCTATAGAAAAAGAAGATATTGAAATAGAAGAAGCAAAAATAGATGACAAAACACTTGATGATGAAATTATTGAAGATGAAACTGTTCCTGGAAATGTAGAACAAGCAATAAAATCATCTTCTAGTACTGATTTATTTATGGAAACTACATTACCTATTATAAAGGAAATTATAATGAAAGACCCATCATTAGATACATTAACAAATAAAAGTGTTAGAAAAGAATTAGAATATAAAATGGGTTTGCAAGAAGATAGTTTAAGATCAAAGAAAAAAGTAATTAATAAATTAATAGACACAATTATTAAACCTATACACGAAGAACAAGAAAAACAATCCAAATTGTCTTTATCACAACAACTAGAAGAAGGAGAAGAAGGCGAAATGGGAGATGAATCATCACAATTACAATCTAATTCTAGAGAAGAAGAAGAAGAAGAAGAAGAAGAAGAAGAAGAAGGAGAAGAAGAAGGAGAAGGAGAAGATTTATTACAATCAGGTGGCAAACGCACATCTGGACAATCAATATTGATACCATCAAAATTATGTGAATTATTATTTACATTTATGGAAATAATATCTGGCAATGAAAAAGATTCTGATAAAAATATAATTAATTATAATTATAAAACAATAATGGAAAAAATTTTAAGATCTAAAGAAAAAGAAAAAGATTTAATAACCGAACATCTAAAAGATTTGACAGATGAAGAACGAAAAGTAGAAAATATAATGAAAAATCAAAAACTAGATAAATGGGGAAAGGGTTTAACAAAAGGAGTTCATCAATATGTACAAGATAATTATGATGATGAAAGAAACGAATTAGAAGAACAAGCCATAAAAGAAAAGAAATTAGGTATTAATAGTGCAGTTACTGATATGAATAAAGATATATATGCGTTTGATTTAGATATAGATGATGCTATTGGAGAAGAAATAGAATCTGAAGAATATAATATGAGCGGTATACCAGACGATGATGATTATGGTGAAAATGATGGTGATGAATATTATTAAGATAAATACATATTAATGTGAAAGATTATATATTATGTTTCAGATTAATAATAATTGTTTTTAAAGTTTAAATAAATTTGTTATTAATAAAATTATTTTTTCTTGATAAAGTAATTTATGTTGGTCATAAAACCATGAACCAAAATTTCCTAGTATTGATAATTCTCTATCTAAGGTAAGATTTACTCTAACTGAATTATTTATATTAATCCATAGATAATCGCCATTATATTCATGAATAGAAACTAATAATTCATTCTTAATTTTACTAATAATGAAACTGGGTTTTTTAGATCTTGATGTAGTAATAAAATCACCTACATTAAAAGAATTCATTATATTTAATTATGAAAAATAATTTATAATTAAAAATATTTATAATTAAAAATATTTATAATTTAAAATTATTTTTCATATTATAATTAAATATATATAATATAATATGTATAAAACATTTGTAAAAAATAATAATATAAGTGCATCTATAGCATTATTTTTAGCGATATTTGTTATATTTATCTATGTAAAACCACATTTTATCTTTAATAAAACTGGATTATTACGAAATTTTGGTTTAGGAAAGTCAAATACTACAATATTACCAATGTGGTTATTTGTTATTGTAATTGCTATTATATCATATTTATCTATATTATATTGTTTATGTTAAATTAAAATAATATTTTTGAAAATGGTGGAGTTGCAAGCATTCCCTCTCCAAATCCAAATATAAATCTTATTAAAATATAAATAATTAAACCAATTACAAATGTTCCTAATAATGTAATCCATATTTTAGTTAATATTGTTAATCTTTTTGTTTCTTTTCTAATATCTAAATATCGCCGTAATTCGATTGATAGAGTTGCAATTAATGCTAAAACAATTGCATTTAAAATAAAAGATTTTCGTATTGTAGTAGAACGTAAATCAAATATTGGTTTAAATGTCATTATATATTAATAATGATAATATTTATAGAATTGGTAAATTAGTTATTAAACGTTGACTTTCTTTTTGTTTATCATATGAGTATTTTTGTAATTTTTGAAAAAGATATAATTTTTTTTGGTGTTCTTTTTGTTTTAATTCTTCATAACCAGGCTTACCTTTATATTTATATAATAATAAACTACCGACTACTCCAATAAATAATAAAAATAAAAATATATTAACAAATATAGTAATGTATTTGTCTTTAAATTTACGAACTTCTTTTAATGAAGTATTTATATAATATTTTGTTTTAAATTCTGTTAAATTAGGTATTGTATGTTCCATTAATACATTATTTTATTAAAAAAATTTATTATAAACATATATAAATTTAGGAAGTTTTAATATTATTAATATTTATAATGAAATTACTTTTACTTGGTTTGGCAATATCAATTGGTTTATTATTATCTATATTAGCATATTATTATATTATTAATATGAAAGATACGGTTTCTGTTGAAGATTTAGATCGTGAATATATAGAATTTTTAAACAAATTAAATAATGAAAATAATATTGGCCAACAAAGAGTATATCATAAAAATACTTGATAAATTATTTAAGTTATATGTTTTACTTAACTACATTTAAACATATATATTATATATTAATCTATTATATATAATGAGTTTAGAAGAAATAACACAATTTAATACTGCATTGAATAATTATTATAAATTAAAAAATAATTATCAATCTACAATTGATAATGTTGTTTCTAAATTAAGAAGAAATTCAAGTTTATCAAAAAAAGAAAAACAAATAAAATATGAAGAATTTAAAAAGAAATGTATTATATGTGGCAAAGATGGAGGTACCATTTTTAAACAAGATGGTAATTTTTTAATTGCAAAATGTGGTTCTACTGAACAACCTTGTAATTTAGATATTCAATTACAAAAAGCAAAATATAGAAATATATTATCCGAAATGAATATAATAAATAAAAATATTAATACAAATAAACTAGCAACTATTAATACCAAATTAAATTTATTATTTGGTTTTGTTAATGAAGCTACTACTATTGCTGAATTTAATAAATTAAAAATATCTTTAGTTAATGAAGTAAAAAAATATAAAAAAATATATGATCAATATCAAAATATAACATTAATAAATGATGAAGCTATGCAAAAAAAGCAAGATTTGCTTATTTATATTCAAAATTTTAATGAATTAATTACTAAATTTGAAGAGACTAAAGAATTAGATACATTAAAAGATGCTATCGATATATATTTACATAATATTAAAGATACTGCGGAAAAAATACAAAAATTAGAATATATAGAAAATTATATTGAAGTTAATGATGATGAAACAGTTAATTTGATTCAACACAACTATACTCCTTTACAATTACAAGTTCCTATTGATTCTGTAAAAAATAAAATATTAGCATATAAAATATAAATTAAATATTAATATGTAATTTATATTTTATATAGACAGTTAATATAATATAATATGATACATAAGTTTATAGATTTTCGTATATTTATGATTAGTTTAGCAATTGGATTATTAGTTGTATATATTTATCAACCTAGGCCTACTACAATTTATGTATATCCAAGTCCAGATAATACAGAAAATATACAATATAGAGATAAAGCCAATAATTGTTTTAAATTTAATTCAATAAATGTAAAATGCCCAAAAGATACAAGTAAAATACATTCAATACCTATGCAAGAATAAATATAATATAATATAATATATAATATTATATGAAATTTGCATTAAAAGAATTTGTTAATAGTACTAGAGGTAAATATGTTTTTTCTATTTTATTAGGTTTAGGTTTAGCAACATTATTTCGCAAAGCATGTTCTTCTAGAGATTGTTTAGTATTTAAAGCACCATCATTAAAAACTATTAAAAATAAAATATTTAAGCATAATAATAAATGTTATAAATATACTGAATCATCTGTATCATGTAATAATGTTGATAATGCCGATCCAGCAAAATCACAAAATACGATTATAGATATTTAATTATTTTGCGTAATCAAATAATATATTTAATGAAATTAAATATATTATGGCCGAAAATGGTACCACTTCAATAGATCAACTTCCAGTAAATCCACAAATATCATCTAGTAATAATCAAACCGCTCAATTTAGTAATAATGGTTTACCTCAACAAATACAATCTAATGTAAATGAAACTCAAAATATTAAAATTGAGAATTATGGACAACAATTAAATGCTGAACGCTCTGTAGACCCGATGATTCAACAATTAGATTATGGTTCTCAACTAAATGCTACATTAAAAGATATTGGTTCGTCTGGAGCAACCGCATTACCATCGAGGGATATTCCACAAAATACAATTCATATGCAACAAGATATTGAGACAAAACCGAATCATATACCAAACAAAAGTAATGATTATATAGGTGATATTTTAGATAAAGAAGAAATTTTAAAAAATAATATAAGAAAAAATAATCAAGCAGATAATTTAGATTATATTTATGAACAATTACAAATACCTATAATAGTATCTATTTTATATTTTATATTTCAACTCCCTGTTATTAGAAAACATATTTTCTCTTTTCTTCCTTCTTTATTTAATAATGATGGTAATCCAAATTTTTATGGATATGTTTTTAATAGTATAATATTTGGTGGATTATATTATGGAATGCATAAAGGACTAATTTCTCTAAAAAATTTTTAAATATATTATTATTAAGAATAACTAGGTAAATCAGGTAAATCAGGTAAATCAGGTAAATTATTTAGTTTTGGACAATTTGTATTATTACATTTATTATTATTAATATTAATATCATAATTTTCTATTTTAATTAAATCACATTTCATTTGATTGCAAAATTTTTTTACTATATCAGAATTTTTATAATCATTGATATAATATATTTTTTTTATACCAGCAGCTAATAATAATTTCGCACAATTAACACATGGAAAATGTGTTATATATGCTATGCAATTATTACAAGATACACCTCGTTTTGCACAATCAATTAATGCGTTTTGTTCTGCATGAATAGTTGCAATTTCATGATCATTTTCTATAATAGATTCATGTGGACATTCCGGTAAATGTCCATTATAACCTTGGGCTACTACTCGATTATTTAAAACTAAACAACAACCTACATGTAATCGATGACAACTAGATCTTTCAGCAGTTAAATTAACTAGATTACAAAAATATGTTGTCCAAGAAGGGCGATTATTATTATCATTTTGAATAGATGTCATTAATATTTATATTTATATTTATATTTATATTTATAGAAATATTAATTTATATTATTATTTCTATTATTTTATTTTAGTATTTTATTATTTTTATTAATTTACAATATTTCTCTCTTCGTATAAATTAATTATTATATTATTATATTATATATGAGTATAACTATTGGGAAAAATAAAAAAAATAAAACTTCTAGAAAAAGAAAGGGTGGAACAATTTATAAAGGTATTGATTTAAATAGTATTAAAATTTTAGATAATACAAAAATTCAGGAAAATATAGATAACATTTCAAAATTAGCAGTAAATCTAAACCGGTCTAGGACAATAGACAGTGAAACAAATAAACAGCAATTAGCCAAAGATGTTTTAATTATAAAAAAAACATTAGAAAAAGCAAATACTGAGTCCAAACCCGCGCAGCGAGATGTATTATTACTAGATGCAATTTCTAAATTCTTGCGCTTTAGAAACGAGTTTAATAAACTATATATTAGAGATTTTAGAAGTAATGCTGCATATATACAACAGAATAGCAATAGAGAGAGAGAGGATCGAGAGAGAGTAGAGAGAGAGAGAATAGCAACAAAGTTAGCTAGTATAGTTCAGCTTGCAAGGGTAGATAATATAGCTGAATTAATAAGCGAAATTAAATTGGCAAAGAATAATGGTCTTGATGTGTCAGATGCAGAAAAAAAACTATACGAACTTAGTATAGAAAGTTCAAATAAACAATTTCAAGAAACAGGAGTTCGTATTATGCCCGGTGGAAATAAGAAAAAAAAATCGAAAAAATCGAAAAAATCGAAAAAATCGAAAAAAAAATCGAAAAAATCGAAAAAATCGAAAAAATCGAAAAAATCAAGAAGATAATTTTTCAAGGTTTAAGGACTTACTCTCTTATAAATTAATCATAATTTATAATAAATTAATAAAATATGATTATTTCTTCGTTTTATTTTTCTTAGTTTTATTTTTTTTTCTTTTTCTGGTTTTTTTATAGGGGAAATATCTTAAAAAATATTTTTTATATTCTTCACTTGATTTTAGATTTTTTAATTCTTTAAATTTATTTGCTTTACTACTTCTAATTTTAGCCAAAGTAGTTTGATTACCATAACAAGTAGTACTAAATCGTTTAAGAACTCCCATTTGTTCTAATCTATTTTTTGCTTGTACATTAAATAAATATTGTGCGATACATAAGATTCTATGTATATCATAGTATTGACGATTTGTATAAATAAATGCTAAATAAAAACTTAACATAGTATCAATTGTTGCTATTTTCACATCTTTATTATTAACTTTAATTATATTATAACTATGACATGCTAACGGTTTATATACAAACGCTACTGTTTCATTTCCAACTCGTATTTCATAATGTGTTGATATAATTTCTCCAATACCTGTTTTTTTATAAATTTTAGTATCTTTAATACCGGCTTTATTTAGTTGTTTTACAATATTTTCGGAAGCGGTAAATGGGTCAAATGCTAATACATCAAAATCAGGATATTTTAATAATAATTTTCTTTTCTTTGCAGGCAAATATTTTCCATATGAATAAATTGCATATCCACCAAAAAATACTAATCCTTGATCAATAATAGAGTTTTTTACAATATTATATATGCGATTAAGATTTTTATCAGGTTGTTCAAATTGTCTAATAAAATCACCAATATTACAATTTGTCTCTTTAATAGGATAATATTTATTTAATAATACTAATCGTTTCATAACTTTTTCCCATCTTGATATGTCACCTTCTGGTCTAGAAAGTTCTAAATATGCAGACATTCGTAAAAAATTTGCTGGTACATAATGTATTTTATTTACTTCAATGGAATCTTTACTTAATGATTTAAATAATACTTCATGAATTTGTGTTATATCTGCGATTGGAATAAAATTAACAAAAACTTTATATGTACCGGTGTGAATACCAGCTTTAGCTTCTACCTCGTCAAATCCTGCTTTGAAATATATATCAGCTAATTTTTTTGCATCTGAAACTGCATTTGGAGAGAAGAAGTCGTAATCAGGTATTTCTATAGATTTATTATAAAATTGTTCATTTTCTGGTAAAATATTATTTATTGCGGTCCCACCATAGCATAATAACTCATTATCTTTTAAAAATTCTTCTACAATTTTAATTATTTTTTTTATAATTGGCGAATTTATTGTCTTTTGCTTTTGCATTTTTTCTGCATTATCAACCGCATTTCGTAAAATTTCTAATTCTTTTTCTTTAAAATCTTTTTTAGTTAATTTTTGTTTCATGTTATGTTATATTATTGATAGAAAATAATATGAAATTTAAATTAATATTATTTACTGATTTCTTAATACTGCGGGTTTTAATACAAATGCACTTTTATTATTGTTAAAAAACTGATTATATTGCTGTAGATTAATATCATTATTTGGAAAAGACATGCCAATAAATTGACAACCATATTCTCTAGATAAATTAAAACTTGGATTTTCTAATTTCTCCTGTGGACTTGGTAAAACAATACTCATATTTTTCTTATTAAAATTTCTTAGATTTTGATCCGGATTATATTTTATATCATTATAACGAATTAAATGCATGAATGCTTGACCACTAACAATATTTATATATTCATCTAATGGTGTCGAACGATAAAATGTATCTGATCCATTAACACATATAATTATTTTTCTTTTAAAATTAAGAATTGGTACTGACCCCAAATTTTTGCCATGATATTCATTACTATAATCTTTCCCTAAAATAAGGGAATGAAATTGTTGAGAATTAGAAATAATATTCGCAAAATTTTTATACATATTTGCATTTGTATTCATGATTCTTAAATGTAAAATTATAGGGTCATTATAATTACTACATGTACTTGCTGAAAATGCAAGTTTAGCAATTGTATTTAAAACATCTTGAATTGGAAGAGAATTATATGTTTCCATCTTGTTATATGTATCTAAAGATGATGCGGCAACAACCGGTTCATTATTAACTGAATGTATTTCAAAGTCTAAACATCTAACACCTTGTGATATACAAATTTCTAGAGAACCTAAATTTACATAACTATCTTTAAAATTACTACTACAACAACAATTATATGCTGTTTTAACAAAAAAATCACATAATGCATGTTTTTTATAATTTGGATTATCTACAATAGAAACTAATGATGAAGACGCCATATATATTTTTTCAAAATTAAAAAGATCTATTAGATTTTGATTAAACACATATAATAATTTTTTTAGACCATATTTTATGACTAATACAATAATTATTATTATTATTGCAACTAATAAAAATATTAGATAAGGAGATAAATTTAAATGTTCAGAATTAAAATCACTCATTTTATCTATAATATTATCTTTAAAATTGTCTATTTTAGATATAGCATTATCTTTTATATCTGTTATTTTATCTAATTTACCATCATTATCCATGGATATATATATATTATAATATACTATAAAAAGTTAAATATACTTAATTATATTATTCATAATATATAATATGCCTGGAGGTTTATTAAATCTGGTCTCATATGGAAATTTAAATGTTATAGTTAATGGAAATCCTTCAAAAACTTTTTTTAAAACAACATATGCTAAATATACTAATTTTGGATTACAAAAATTTAGAATAGATTTTGATGGATTAAGAACATTAAGATTAACTGAAGATTCACACTTTAGATTCAAAGTACCTAGATATGCTGATTTGTTTATGGATACATATTTTGTTATAACATTACCTACAATATGGAGTCCTATATTAGATGCGTCATCTAATAAACCTAAACCATATCGATTTCAGTGGATAGAAAATTTAGGATCACAATTAATAAGAAAAGTACGATTTATAATTGGAAGTCAAATAATATATGAATTTACTGGTCAATATCTTTACAATATGGTACAGAGGGATTTTTCAGAAGGAAAAAAGAAATTATTTGATGAAATGACTGGAAATATTGCGGAATTAAATGATCCGGCAAATTTTATGAATCGCGGAGGTATTTATCCAAATGCTTATTTACCACCTGGTACGGAATGGACTCAAGAACAACAAAATGCTGGTCCACAACCATCAATTCCTAGCAGAAATTTATATATACCATTTAATATATGGTCAACATTATCAAGTAAATTAGCAATTCCGTTAGTTAGTTTACAGTATAATGAATTACATATAGAAGTTACGTGTAGACCAATACAAGAATTATTTACAGTGCAAAATTTAGATGATATAGATAATAGTCAAAATCGTATTCAAGCCGATCAAAATGATGAACGATATAAATTTTATCGTTTTCTTCAACCACCTCCAAAATCTAAATTAGATGGAACTAAAGATGATGATTATCCGATAAGAAAAACTGATTGGTATGCAAATATACATTTATTAAGTACATATGCATTTTTAAGTGAAGACGAGGTAAAAGTTTTTGCATCAAAACCGCAAAAATATTTAATAAAAGATGTACGCGAAGAGAATTTTTATAATACAACAGGAAATCTAAAAACAAGAATAAATAGTACAGGATTAGTTAGTTCATGGATGTGGTATTTTCAAAGAAGTGATGTTAAATTAAGAAATCAGTGGTCAAATTATACAAATTGGGACTATTCTAATAAATTACAATTTTATGTATCTGGTGGCGATATTAATAATAATAATTCATATAATGCACCATATAATCCAACGAATCAAAGAGATATTATGTTAACATGGGGATTACAAATAGATGGTAAAGTAAGAGAGAATACATTTGATGCTGGTGTATTAAATTATGTAGAAAAATATGTTAGAACCGCTGGTAATGCAAAATCAGGATTATATTGTTATAATTTTTGTTTAACAACTGATCCATTTCAATATCAGCCTAGTGGTGCAATAAATTTAAGTAAATTTAATAATATAGAATTTGAATATAGTACACATTTACCACCATTAGACCCATCTGCACAAACCTATACAATTTGTGATGCAAGTGGTGATATAATTGGTATTAATAAACCTGTATGGCGAATATATGATTATAATTATAATTTGTATGTTATGGAAGAGAGATATAATATTTTATCATTTGAATCGGGACAGGCCGGATTATTATTTGCCCGTTAATAACTTTATAATAACTTTATAATAACTTATAAATATTCATAAGTTATTTTAGCATTAAATTATGAATATTTAATAAATATTTAATAGTTTTATATATTATATGATTCAAACATTATTAAATAAATTAGGTATTCGAACTAATAATGATAAAAGTAATGATCCTACAATAAAAAATAAATTATCATTGGATCCAAAATATAAATTTATACATTTTTTTAAAGATTTTTTTATATCATCATTTGTTTTATTAATCATAATATTACTAAATTCTAATGTAATGTTTTTAATTACATCTGCTGGAACAAAGAGAGAAATTCTTGATTATTTATTTCCAACCGATTGTCAATCATATCCATATGGTCCTCAATATATATCAAATAATGATGGTCATACAAAAATCAATACTAATGGTAAACCTAATATTAGATTAGTATGTGAAAGAATGGATGATAAACAAATAAATAAAGACGATAAACATGGACCTGAATGGCCATATACAAATTTCAACAGCGATGATGAAATTAATCCATTGCAAGATTTTATGAACTATATATTACGATGTACCGCAACAACTGATACAACTGTTAATAATATTATAAAAAAAACTTTATTAATTTCATCTAAAACTTCAAATCGATTTATAATAGCTATTTTGGGATTAATAATATTATTATTAGTTGGAACATTTATAATTCCTGCCACATTATATTTATTTAATCTTTTTATTAATGAAGTTGTCTTGACATTTGGAGACGAAACATTTTTTACAACAAAATTTCTTATATTATCTTTGTTATTTTTTATCTCATTTTTTTTCAATCCATTATATACAATATATAAACCTATTAATTTATTTTTTAGATTATCATTTTATCCGCTTATAAGTGGTCATGCAAAAGATATTTTAAAAATTATAATTGAAAATAAAGATATTATTGGATTCGCATTAGGTTATTCATATATTTTATGTGCAAAAAAAGATTTATCAGATACAATGTTTAATATATTACATTATTTGTATTTAGCAAGTTTAGTAGGCTATATATTAATTCAATATACTAATATTAATATTATTCATATTTAAATATATATCATCATATATTTTTAATTATGACTAATAAAAAAAACAAACATGGAAAAAAATCAAATAATAATAATTCTGATAATTCTAATAATTCAAAGTATCCATTTGTAAGTGTATGTACTCCTACATATAATCGCAGACCATTTATACCGTATATTATTAAATGTTTTGAACATCAATCATATCCAAAGGATCGAGTTGAGTGGATAATAATAGATGATGGTACTGATAAAATAGAAGATCTAGTTAAAGATATTCCTCAAGTTAAATATTTTAAATATAATGATAAAATGATGTTAGGTAAAAAGCGTAATTTAATGCATAAAAAATCGATTGGAGAAATTATTGTATATATGGATGATGATGATTATTATCCACCAACACGAATTTCTCATGCTGTAAATATGCTACAAACTCATCCATCTGCTTTATGTTCTGGTTCAAGTGAAATATATATTTATTTTAAACATATAAATCAAATGGTTCAATTTGGTCCATATGGCCCAAATCATGCTACTGCAGGAACATTTGCATTTAAAAGAAAATTACTAGACAATAATTCATATAATAATGATGCAGCATTAGCTGAAGAAAAAGAATTTTTAAATAATTATACTGTACCATTTGTGCAGTTAGAGCCAAAAAAAACTATATTAGTGTTTTCTCATATTCATAATACATTTGATAAAAAAACTTTATTAGATAATAGACCATCCAATTATGTAAAAGATTCTGATAAAACAGTAGATGATTTTATAAAAGAACCTGAATTAAAAGATTTTTATATGAATCAAATAGATGATTTACTAAAAGATTATGAACCTGGACGCCCAGAAATGAAACCTGATGTATTAAAACAAATAAAAGAAATAAAAATTAAAAGAGAAAATCAAGCAAGACAAATGCAAGAACAACAACAACAACAAATGCAAGAACAACAACAACAAATGCAAGAACAACAACAACAAATGCAAGAACAACAACAACAACAAATGATGCAACAACCACCTGGACAAATCATCTCTGATATTAATGGACAACAAACTATTTTATCACAACAACAAGTTGTAAATATATTAAAACAACAACAAGATGCTATAAATAAATTACAATTGGAATTACAAAATAAGAATAAAATTATTGAACAACTACAAAATAATTAACATATTTTAAATTGATATAAATATTAATATATATATCAATTTATATGGGATATTTAACCGATCAAAAACATCAAGAACAATATAATAACAATCAAGATAATCAATATTCAAATAATAATGATGATAATGATGATAATGATAATAATGATAATAATGATAATAATAATTTAACAAGACATAATTTCTGCTATTATTCAAATAATAATAGACAGTATATATGTGATGCAGTTTCAAATGCAAAATATCCTTGGAAAGTTGAAACATTAGATGAACGAAAATTATTTAAAGTTATAAATACTACTGGAAATTTATATAATAATTCAAAGAGTTCATATTCTAATTTTGCATTTTATGAAAGTCCATATGCATATATGAAACATAATAAAATTCAATTAGATGATGAAATAATACAAAATTGGCATAAAAGAGTAAATAATATAGAAAACTAAATTACTCTTCATTTATATTATGGTCAATATATCTATATATTCTGTTTATATCTAACATAGTTAATTGATATTGTTGTAGTATTATATATATTTCATCATATATATAATTTTCTCTTAATTTAATAAAATTAGAAAATAAATCTTTTTTATCCATATTCAATGTTTGACATAAATTTTGTATAAAAATATAATTATTATATTCAGAACTATATTTTGTTAATACTTTTGTAAATCGTATATTAGTTAATATAGATTTAATATTTGATATAGTATTAATATTATTATGATAAATATTATTATTATATAATATTTTAATAAGAGAACTCAATTCATTTAATTGCCATATTTGTTTTTGAAATATTATTCTATCTATAAAATCTGCATAACAAATATTATTTAATAATTTAATGTATAATAATATACTTTTTTGTTTAGGTAATTTATTTAAAACTTCTATAATATTTTCATGCCATAATAATCCCACTATAGTTCTATCTGTTTCATTCATAATAATATTATGATCATTTATATTATATTTATTATATATAAGTTTACTAGTTATATTTTTTGTATCTTCATTTAATGATTTCGGTTTCAAAATATTTAGAATAATATTTTTTTGTAAAATATTCGGATTAGCTTTATATAAATCATATAATGACATTAATTTACGTAAATCATTTTGTATATAATCAACTATAATATTTAATAAATGTAAATCATTACATATATTAGGCATTATTAAATTTATAATATTAATAATTTCCTTATTTGATGGCATTAATAATTCTACAGTATAACATACTTTTATTAATTCTTTGATTTTTTTATCAATATGATTATTACCAATACATATTATTGGAATATAAGCTATTTCTTCTAATTTTTGTTTTTTTGTTTTTTTTGATCTTATAATTTTAATTAAAGAATTTATTCCACCTTTATCGCCATTATTCATGCCATCAATTTCATCCATAATAATCGCTAATTTTTGTTTCTTTTTTTGTAAAATACTTAATACATTGATTGATGACATATTATATTGTGAAATTGTTTCTATTATACATTTATTTCGCATATCATTTGCGCTATAATAAATAATATCATAATTCATTTCTTCTAATAAATTATATATAAACTTAGTTTTTCCTGTACCCGGTGCTCCATAAATATAAATACCTCTTTTGATTTGCAAATTTTTTTTATTATTTTCAAAATTTATTAAAAAATCTTTAATGCTATTTTCTATATTTTCTCTCTTTAAAATACTATTTAAATTTAATGATTCCATTTATTACTTTTTATTCTACTATTTGTACGCCAATCTTTTTTAAGTCCCAATAATTTTAATTCTAAATTTATAATATTATTACAATAATGTGATCTATTTATACTTGAATAATATAATATAAAATGAATATAGTCTTTATAAATAATATCTTCATATTTATAATTATGCATTAAAATCCATTTAATAAAATTTCTATCTAGTAATTTTTTAAATACAAATGAATAATCTTTTTTTATTATATCTCGAATATAACTCTCATATCTTCCATTTATTAATTTATCTATATAATTATTATATTTTAAATAATATTCTTTATTTAAAAATATTTTATTACAAGGATTTAAATTATCCCATATTAATAATAATATATCATCTGGAAGATTTTTAATAAGAGTAAATAACATATATACATATAATAATAATAAATTATATGTAAATCATTATTATTATTATTTAGCGGTTAATTTGCATATATTAGGATTATTAGTAATGCCTTGCCATGTTAAATTACAATTTTTTGCCCACTTAGATTTCATACAATTACCTCCCTCTCCTATATAATCTTTAGTATTAAAACTTTTGGGACCAGTACATCTTCCTAAATTATGTGGATTACTACACTCATTATTGTTTGATATCCAATAATCAGGACATTCTCCTATAACAGGTGGAAATTTCTGATTTTTGCGATTATTATATAAACTATAACCAATAAATGTTAATAATAAAATAAGAATAATTGATGCAACAAATATTGTTAATGTTTGAAAATTCATATATATATATAGAAACTTTAAAAAAGTTTCATCAAAATAATTTTAATTAAAGTATTTTTTTATTTAAAGTATTTTTTTATTTAAACTATTTTTTTATTTAAACTATTTTGATGAAACTTTTTTAAAGTTTCTATATATATATATGAATAATTGTTCTAATGGAAGAGTAGATATATTAGGTCCTATTGGAACACAACTTAATTTTGCTGATAAAATACCTGTAAAAAGTTGTGTATCATTTAGAGATAGTTTATGTGGTACATGGACAGACACACCATTATCTTTATTATTTTTTAGTGCTGAAAATATTCAAATTTTACAAAATACTATTAAAAAAGGTGTATATGATAAATCGAATAGTCAATATGTTATTGGTCAACAAAATTGTGATGAATTAAAAATTATAATGAGAAGCATTTATTTACAGAATACACAAAATTTACCATATAATATAACAAATCAAGTTGCAAAACTAAATGATCTTGTTGTAGAATATGCTGTTCATCAAATATATAATGAAGCAGTTGCTTATTTAAAATATAAACGAGATGCTAGTACTATACATATAGCTCCTAATTTACCAACAAATACTAGTAATAAACATCATACTCTAGAATTAAAACCATTTTTTTAAGTACTATAATATTTTAAATTTAAATATTATGATATAATTAAATCATGGAACTAATTTTAAATCAAGGAAATAATATTAGTAATTGAGAAACCAAAGAAATAACTAATCTAAATATTGTTTATATTGAAACCGAAAAATTATTAGAACAAGGTTATAAAATGTATTATACGAATCAACTGGTTGAAGCATTCGTTTTATTTTGCGATTTAATATATAATCATAAGCATTTAATAATTAATAATAAAAGACATAAACAATTTAATGAATCATTTAAAAAAGTAATTACAATATTGGAGAAAATAAAACCATACTTGATTAAAAATATGAAAAATATGAAAAATATGAAAAATATGAAAATATCGTAATATCAAAAGAAACAAGAGAAGAAAAAATATAAATTTAGATATTATAAATGAATTAGAAATATCATGGAAAAATTTACTACAAAATTAAAGATACACTATATATTATTATATTGTTTGTTAATTCATAACTTGATATATAATTATTAAAATTATAAATATTATAATAGTATTATAATATATATGGCAAAAAAATGTCCTCCGGGTGTAATATGTATTGAAAATATGACACTTGTTTTTATAGTATTATTTATATTATTAATATTATATTTAGGATATACTAAATTTATGAATAATACTTATAATGCTAAAGGAGTCGTTTCAAGTAATGTTGAATATAATTTTAATGTATCAGACAAAAATAAATCTTCAATCGGATTATATCCACAACCGGGTTATTCATTTTCTAATATAGAAAATGATGTATTATTAAATCCATATCAAGCACCTTTAAGAGATAATAGAATATTTCCAAATTCTAATATTTCTTTTGCAAATAAAATTCCTATAAATGTTCCTACACAATCTTATGATGCGAATTATAGGCAAGTTGGTATATTAACTAGAATTGGTGGAAATAAAGAAACTATTTTACCATTAATGGGTCGTCCATTAATAACTAATAGAGATAAATGGAATTTTTATGCAATGTCAGAAAAGAATAATATGTTAAAATTACCAATAATACATAAGGGAAAAAATGGCATGTCACAAAATGGATGTGATGATGTTTATAGTGGCGATACAATTACGGTAGATGGATATAATGATTCATTTAAAGTTTCAACATATGAAAATAATTTACCACAATATATTCCATATATATAATATATATGTCGTGTTGTCCACCAAAATGTTTTCCTAAATCCAAGAACGCATCATTATTTAGTGGAAGTAGTAATAATCCTGGAAATATGCAATCGCCAGGTATAGTCTATTCACGTCAAATAAATAATACTATATTTGGAAATGTAGCAGGAAAAACAACTATAGTATATAAAACATTAAATATATTTGGTTCATATTCTGGTGCTCCTGGTGGTTCGGGAACCGCACCAAAAAATTTCTTTTAATTTAGCAAAATAAACTTTTAAATTAATTTTATAATAAGTTTAATTGAAATACTAGAAAATTTATTTTCTAATTATTATATATAAATGCATAAACACATGAAAGGTTCCGATGGTAAATACCATATTAAAGGCAAATCTTATGATATGTTAATTGGTAGCAGAGCATCAGTTTGGCATGGTACTGCATATAAAACATCTGGTGGTCTTAAAAAAGAACATTTAATGATGAATAAAAACGGTCGTATTGTTTCAAAAAAGAAACATAATACCGCTAAAAAAGAAAAACGTTTAGTAAAAGCAGGATATACTACAAAAAAGGGTAAATTTGGTGCAGTGTATGTTGGTACTAAAAAATCCAGAAAATCCAGAAAATCCAGAAAATCCAGAAAACAATAAATTAAATATTTAATATTAGAAATAACTGAAATCTTTTCTAATATTAATTTATAATGGCAAGAACAAAATCTCATTTTGGTTTAGTAGAATTAGTTGCTATTATTGCACTAGTTGCAATTTTTGTTATTTTATATATGTTATATACCAGAGAAGATGACATACAAGATGTTGTTGTGTTAGAAAGAGAAAGTCCAGAATATATACCTGTTTTTTTTGGTGGAAGACGAGGTGGTTGTTCCGGACCGGGACCATGCTTACCTAAACAACCGGCTAAAGGTCCAAAATTACCACCTGGTTCTCCGGTTCCTGTACCACCACCGAAGAAAGTTCCTGTACCACCACCGAAGAAAGTTCCTCTACCACCACCGAAGAAAGTTCCCGAACCACTAGAATCATAAATTTATAATTTAATTAATATTTTTTTACACTATTTATAATATAAAAAGCTCCCATTATTTGCATTGAACGTGGTACAATACCAATATATAATGACTGTATTCCCTCTTCTTTAACCATTTTTGATATAACTTGGGTTATAGATACTTAATTTGTACTTGTTAAATCATGTTGTATTCGGGTTTTAACTATATCAATAGGATGACTAATAATCGAAGCAACTAATCCACTAGATAATGAACCTATTAAATTAGAATTTGTACGATTATTATTAAAATATTTTGAATTTCTCTCTAAAATAGTAGTAAATATAGGACCTAATGTTAGTAAACCGATACAATATATAGATTCTCTTATTACAGTTGCATTAAATCCTTTGTATAAATTATTAAATTCAAAATAATTTATTTTATTATAAGATTTTATAATTTGCTTTTTTTGTAATTTTTTATTTAAATGTTTTTGAATTAAAGAAAAAATCGGTGTTCTCAATTTATTATTTATTTTTTTGTCAAAAAATAAATTTTTTGTAAAATATTTTCCTTTTGTATAAGATTCCGTTTTATTTGTAGATATGATAATATTTTTATAATTAACAGCTTTAAACAATGATATATTTTTCATTTGTTGTATAATAGTTAAATTATCTACCGGTGTAAATATAATTGCTCCTATTATGCCAGATATAGAAGAACATCCTATTTTTTCATATATTGAAATATTATTTTTATTTAATTTGTTTAATAAAATATTATGTGATACTATTTGTATTACGGTATTCGGTGTATGTGCGGTGATTTGTTGAATTGAACCTCGATAATAATTCCAAGGTTCAATTATTTTTGGTAAACGTATTTTACTTTGAATAGAAAATTTCCATGTTAATAAAGGCATACAAATAAATGCTTGTAATGAACCACCGATAATACCAATCTTAATATCATTATATATATTTAATGTATTATCTAATTCTGGCATTATAATTTTAAGTATTATAATACTATAATACTTAAATTTATTTATAATATTTAAAATTTATTTACAATATTTTTAAATTTATTTACAATATTTTTAAATTTTGATTTATAAATAAATCAAAATACTGTTTACCAATAATAATTATACTTTTATTTTTCTTACAATATTTTGTATATTTAATATATAAATCATATATTGTTATTGATGATAATAATGATGACATTTGTGTAATTGATGATGTCGTCATATCATTATTTATTAAATTTTTTTCTTTATATTCATCAATAAATTTATTTATTTCAGTTTTTTTACACCAAACCGATGAATTTATTCCATATATAAATTTGCTCTCATCAATTATAACATCTGGATAAAAATGTTTAATTATATTAATAATATTAGATTCATTTATTTCAAATGTAGATTTATTTGATAACCATAATTTAAATAAAATACATATTTCTTCTATTTCTAAATAATATTCACTATTATCTTCTTTTATAGATTCATCCCAAAATTTAATAAAATTTGACACTATTGGTAAATCTAGACTTGTATATCCAATATATTTATCATTAATTTCATCATATTTTAATTTCTGTTTTAATATATTTTTTAAATTAGATATAAATATAATATTTGGAATATCTATTTCTTCAAGAAAACATTTCCATAAATATAACATATTTTTCTGAGAAATATTTGAGTCATTTAGATATTGTATTTTTGAATTAATAAATTTATCTACTATTTTTTCTGCATTATTATCTTTTAAATATAAAACATAATTTTTAAATATTGTATCATTACATTTATTTAAATATTCATCTGCATTACCATAACGATTTGAAAAATAGCAAGAAACCACAAAAATATTTATTATATTATTTTCAAATGGTTCATATATTTTATCACAAATTTGTTCTAGAGATTTAATATTTTTGATATTAATTAAACGACAATCTTTATATTCATGATCATGATATTTATATCGAAATGAATTTAATAATGGTATATGTCCAAAATAATTTCCACCCAAGTTTTCTAATAATCGCAACAAAGTTTTTGCTGTAGAAGAAATAATATATATATTATTTGTTTGTTTTTTTAAAATATTATCCCCCAAAATAGTCAAAAAATGTTTTACAGCAAATTTATTTGCAAATAATATTTCACAAAATAAATTTATTACATTTTGTATTGTGTTAGATTCTGGTATAGATGTAAATAAAGATTTTTCTCGTATTTGTTTTATTATAGAAATTTTTATTTTAAATTTCCATGGAAGTAATCGTTCTTCAAAGTTTTTTAGTTGATTATAATTATCACGAGCACTTATAGTAGAGAGAACATCATGAATAATATTATCTTCTTTGATAATAGTATAATTTTCACTATTATATTTAAAAAAAACCTCTGTTGTTGAACAATAAAAATATTTATTTTGACAAACAAATTCATTTACAAATTTATTATGTCCTTCAGTTAATTGTTGTTTTCGATTTTCTCTAGTTATTTGCAAATTTTTAGCATTTATTAATGATTCAGATAAATCACAATTAATATATTGAACTAATTTATTTAAAATATATTCATCATTTTCATATTTTTCATATAATTTTTCAACCGTATGCTTTAAATTATCTATACTTGTATCCATTATAAATTATTAGTATTATTATTATATAAGAATTTACTTCTTATATTTATTATTATAATATATTATATATTATAGTAAATTATAATATATTATAATAAAAGAATAATATCTTATTATATTATGAATTTAAATAAATTGTTTTTAAATATTTAATATAATACAAACGAAAATCACATCATTAATAATGTCGATAATATTTTAAAAAATTATAATGGAGTTGATTGGAAATCATATATTAATAATAATAATTATAACAAAGAATTAATTAACAAGAATGAAGATTTTGATATGTATATAATAACATGGAATAAATGTAAAGAAAGTCCAATACATGATCATTCTAAAAATGGATGTATTTATAAGATTTTACATGGAACACTAATTGAAGAATTATATAACAATAATTTAAAAATAATACAAAAAAATATATTACATAAAGATACTATAAAATATATAGATAATAAAATTGGATATCATAAAATAATTAATCCAACAGATGATATATCAGTATCACTACATATATATTCACCACCAAATTATAAAACTAAATATTATTCAAATATAATTAAATAAAAAATTACAATATGTTGGAACTAAACTCGATATGAAAGATATAAAATTTACTATTTGTTGTATTATTTTATAAATATTTATTTATTTGATTTTTTTTTTACAATAATGACTTTCTTTTTTGATTCATTACTGTTTTTTGTTACGGCATTCATATCTTTATTTATAAATTTAATATATTCGTCTTTTAATTTTTCTAATTCATTTAACCAAATCTCTTCTATTTTCTTTGCAGATAGAATATTTAATTCAACTTCTTTATCGCCTTTTTGTTGCATTAGTTTTTCTACTGCTTCTTCCGATACACTATCCATTGGCATTTTAATCAAATAATCAAAATTTTGATTATCTCCACTATTTAATCGCGAATATTCTAAATCTGTTAATATTTTTGTAATCTCATCCTTTTTCTTTCGTCTCAAATCAATCGTTCCGCTCAAATTATCATTAATATATCGAGCTTTATTTGATAATAACAATAATTCTTTCTCTAATGCATCAATCTGATACTTCTTTCTTTTATCATATAATGTTAATCGTTCTCTGTAATATTCTTCAACTATATCTGAAACTGTTTCATATTTTCTCAAATGCTCTTTTGCATCAAATAAATGCATATTTGTAATTGAATGTGTTGTATATAATTTCAATAATTTTTCCACTATAGAGACTTTTTCTCCTATATTTACGCCACTAATATCCGTTTCTTTATTTAATAGTTCTTTAAGAACTCCTGAATGAAATTCAATTGTAAAATCTACATTTACATCTGTACTCATATCCACATAATCTTTAATCTGTAGATCTCTTCCTGATGTTTTTTTTCCATCCTTTTTCTTTGTATCAATTAATCCTTCCAAATATTCCTTATAATCTTCTGTCCACATTCCGATTGGCAATTCTGAAACTCGAATTTTATTCTCTCCAACCTTTTCATATAGACCTTTAATTATATATTTTTTTATTTTATTATCCTCTTTTACTGGTTCAATCGTTCCTTTAAATCCTTGATAATATGGCTCTATAAGTATATTGTGTTCTTCACCCTTTAACAACAAGATCAATTTATTAATTATTTGCATCGGATTATAACACATTATATCTGTACTAAATCCTGTACCAATTCCTTTTGAGCCATTTACTAATACCATTGGAATAATTGGGGCATAATAAATAGGTTCAACTTGCGTACCATCATCATCTAAATATTGCAAAATATTATCATCTACTTGTGGAAATATTAATCTAGTGAGTTTATTTAATTGTGTAAAGATATATCTTTCTGATGCGGAATCTTTTCCTCCTCGAAGACGCGTCCCAAATTGGCCTTTTGGCTCCAACAAATTTATATTATTTGAACCTACATAATTCTGAGCTAAACCGACAATCGCTCCGTTTAAACTTGCTTCACCATGATGATAACACGAATGCTCTGATACATAACCACTAAATTGCGCAACTTTGATTTCATTCGTAAGTCGTTTTTTAAATGCAGAATATAGAATTTTTCTCAAGCTAATTTTAAGTCCATCCATTAGATTCGGAATAGACCTATCATTATCATATTTCGAAAAATGTATTAAATCATTATTAATAAATTCTTCATATGATACTTGTGATTTATTAGTATCCAAAAATAATTCACGATTATATGTTCCTAACCAATCTTTTCTATCATCGCTGCGTTTTTTATTGAAAACCATATCAATTATTTGACACGATTCTTTACCCGTACTTTCAAATGAAACAATCTTCTTTTTTGCGAAATATTCTTTAAACTCTTTACTTGTACTTGTACCTAAACCTTTATAATATTTGACTTTCCATTTACTAATATCTATATCATTTTCTTTTTTCCACTTTTCAAACTCTCCATCATTATAAAATTCCTTATATTGTCCGCCTTTTTCCGCCTTCAAAATCGGCGTATTCATATATCCAATAAAATTCGGAATTTTAATCAATGAACTCCATCCAGAATCAAATAAATTAATTCCCAAACCTTTAATATGACTACCATCTAAATCTTGATCTGTCATAAATAACACTTTACTATATCGTAATTTGGTTTTAATATCTGCTTCAGTATATTCTTTTCCATGTTCTAAACCAAGAATCTGTTTAATCTCATTAATTTCTTTATTATCGCCAATTTTTCCAATCGATTCTCCACGAATATTTAACATTTTACCTTTCATCGGATAAATTCCAATAGTATTACGATCTTCTTTTGAAAGACCGGATACAATACCTGCTTTTGCCGAATCTCCCTCACACAAAATTAACGAACATTCTGCCGATTTTGCTGTACCTGCAAAATTTGCATCTATTAATTTTGGAATTCCACGAATATTTTTACTTTTTGTCCCATCATGTTTCTTTAAAGTTTTTGTTTCTTTAACTTCTGTAATCGCACATGCGGCGGACATTACTCCCATTTTCGCAATTTTCTCAACAAATTTATCACTTACTTCACAACTTGAACCAAATTTTATGATTGGTGTATTCATATAATCTTTTGTTTGACTATCAAATGCTGGATTTTCAATATCACATCGAACAAATAGCGCAAGTTGTTCTTTAATTGATGATGGTTTAACATCTACTTTCTTTTTAGTCTTAATATATGCCACTAATTTACGAATAATTTGATTCATAATATATTCAACATGTTTTCCGCCTTTAGATGTGTAAATTCCATTCACAAATGAAACTTGATAGAATTCACCTTCTGGCGCCAAACTTACTGCGAATTCCCATCGATCATTCGCTTCTTCATATTTAATCTCTCTATTTTCTCCACTATTATCTTCAACAATTAACTTTACATATTGTTGGAAGTTTTTTACTGGAATTAAATCAGAATTTAATTTCACTTTAATAGATTTACTTGTTACAGCAGCAATATCATATACTCGCCGACGAAATAATGCAATTATATCTTCGGGTAATCCAGAATTAGTCATTTCAACACCTAATCTTTTATAATCAGGCTTAAATTGAATTTTAGTATATGGTTTTGTTTTACCAGATTTTGTAATTGTTGGCTTGTCAATTGTATCCAAATTATTATGGAATTCTTGGACATATTTTAGACTACGAGTATGATCGATTGTTTCGATTTTACCCCAAGTAGACCAAATTAATACCAATTTAAATCCAAAACCATTCTTTCCACCAACAATTTTCTTTTCAGTTTTATCATAATTTGTGGAAGTACGCAAATGACCAAATATAAGCTCTGGAATCCAAATTTTATATTCTGGATGTTCAGCTACATCAATACCATTACCATCATTAATCATAGTAATTGTACCGTCATCGGAAATTCCAATATCAATATATGTAACAGGAAGAGATTTTTCGACTTTATCATTAATGGCTTGTTGCATACGAATTACATGATCACGACAATTAACGATTCCTTCATCAAAAAGTTTATATAAACCAGGATTATATTTTATGGATTTTTTAATAATAGAATTATTAGCCGAATCATGAATAAATTCATCGGAATCTAGTAATTCAACCGAACCGATATATGTATCGGGATTATCTAATATATGTTGCTTATCGGTCTTTTTTTGATATTTATTTAAATCCGATTGGATGGTTTTAGTAGGCATAATTCTTTTATGTATATTATTTTTTCTTTATGTATTTTTCAATTTTATCTTAAAATTAAAAATGAAAATATATAATGAATTAATTATATATTTTATTCAACTTTCTCTCTACTATTAAATTTTTAATTTTTTTAATGATATGTTAATATTTTTCTTACTTTTATTTTTTACACTATATTTTACTCTTTTTAGTTTTTTTTGTTTCTTTCGTGTAAATTTAGGGTTTTTCTTGTGTTTGATAGTTTTTTTTATTTTTTTGTTTTTATTAGTTATCTTATTTTTTCTATTTATGTGTGTTTTATGGTTTGGTCGTTTTTTGTGTCGTGTTTTTTTGCCACCTATTTTTTGTTTTTTTGCATAGGATGTACCATCGGTTTCTTCATATGGAAGTAATAATTTATAAGTTATATATTTTTTATTATCGTTTTTTTTTCCATGATTTGCATATATATATCCACCATATGCTGATTTATTAATATATTCATCTGGAAGAAATATACGCATAAACATCCAATGCATGATAGATGGTTGATCTGTTGCAAAAAAAAGTCTTTCACTATTTTTTCTATCTTCACCAGTTTTATAAAAAATATCTTTATTATCATCCGTAATAAAATTTTCATATCCAAAATCAGATAATGATCCATTTATTTCTTGTAACCAATCACCTGCTGTTTTTTTATATGATAATGCGAGTATTTTAACTACCTTATCACGCTTCTTATTAGAAATATAACTCCATATATTATGTTCGGTAGGGTTTTCATTCATAGAACTTGTTATACTTGATACTAATTCTTTTATCATATCTAAATAAACACTTTTTACAGACGATTTAGGATCATTTAAATCCATTACAAATGACTCATTAATTTTGGTATGGGTTGGTAGATTAGACATTAAAGTTAATGTAGCAGTTTTATTTTCTTTATTTGGAGTCATTATAATGTTAAAATAATTGTCATAACCATAATTAAATCGTAAATTTATATTACCATATTCTATAATAGTTTCGTTGTTATTATCACAACCTTGATGTTGTATACTAGCAGAATCAATAATAGAACTAATCGGGCAATATTTTTTATTAGGTAATAAAGCTTTATCATCTTTTCCAAATAAACTTACCGATAATTCGTTAAGATTTCCAGCATTATTAATTATATATTTTTTATTAGAAGTCTCATCATTTAGCGTTTCAATATATAATTTTAGTTTCTCTAGATCATTTTCGGCCTTAATATATTTATCACTGTCATCAATATACAATTTTTTATCTTCTTTAGATAATTTAATATTTTTATTAGTTAATATTGTTTTATATTTTGGGTTTTCTAATATATCAAGAAATCTATCAAATAATTTTTTATCATTTATTCCTAATCCTTTAATATTAAATAATAAAGATAATTTTTCTAATTCATCATTTATTAAATTATATATTTCTATTATTGCATTTAATTCAATGTTGTCTGTGTTGGGTTCTGGTAAAGTTTCTAAAATATTATCATTTTTAAACCATTGCATACCTTCTTTCATCATGAGTATTTGCACATTATTTATCTTTTTGGTATCATTTATATCAATTTTTAATCCTTTTTTTTTTGAAGGTTTTTCTACTAATAAATTTATAATATTTGTAATACTATTCCATAATAGTATATCAAAATCTTTATAATTTTGCATTGCGTTGGTTTTCGCCTTTTCAGATGGTTTACGTGTGACCATGTTTGCAAATTCTTTAAACTTACCTGTATTCTTATCCAGATTAAAATGATTAGTTAAATTTATATTAATAAACTTTAATTCTTTTTTTATTATATTGAATTCTTTTTTAAATGAAACGTCTTCTGTTACGGATAGAATTAAACTAATGTCAGATTGTTTATATATCTCATAAATATTATTAATACTCTTTCTAATACTCTCTGTAAACTCGCCAACATCATTTATAAATAATGAATCATTTAAAAACGTAGTAAATTCTTTATCAATATTACTTCTGAAGCTTATTAATTTTTCATAAAAAGAATTAATTTTTTGTTGAAAAACATCACCTAATTCAAAATCTTTTAGTTTAACATCATCAGACACATCATCATCATCACCTCCAATTTGTTTAATATAATAATCATCATAATATATTTTACATAATTCACTGATGAATTCATCATTTTGAAATATTTCAACAAAGATTTTTTTATAATGAACATCATGAACATCTAGACTTTCTATATCCATATGATCAGCATCTTGACCTTCTATATCCATATGATCAGCATCTTGACCTTTTATTTTTTCTTCATATTTTTTTTTATGTAAACTTTTTATTTTTTGAAAAAAAAAATAAATATCACTAGAAGAATCATTATCTGGTAAAAAAATATTGTCATATAATTGTTGTATAGTATTTTCAAAATCTATATTTCCAATTATATCATTTAAAATTAAATTTGTTATACCAAGATATATTTCATTAATTACATATGGATTATGTGGTTGCAATGCAATAGGTGTATCTTGTGAATTCATCCTAGTCATTATCTTCCGCGCCACACGAGATTTATCTTGTGAATTCATCCTAGGCATTATCTTCCGCACCACACGAGGTGTAGTAGGTTCTGTGTCTAATGGGATAGGTTCTGTTTCTTCTAGTGCCCTTTTTTCACCTCCTTGAATTGATTTTTTTAACAAGTTTAATGCTTCACCGTCTTTTGTA